CCCATCTTTTTATTATGAGGTTATATTATGAACGAAGCGTTGTGGGTAGAGAAATATCGTCCGCGCACTATTGCTGATTGCATTCTTCCTGATGAATATAAGTCAACCTTCCAGTCCTATGTGGATCGGAAGGAGATCCCACACTTGTTATTGTGTGGTGGTCCAGGAACAGGCAAGACTACAGTTGCGCGAGCATTGTGCGAAGAGGTTGGCTGCGACTATTTGATGATCAACGGATCGGATGAGTCAGGTATTGACACCTTCCGTATGAAGATTAAGAACTATGCTTCTTCGATGTCGCTGACTGGTGGTAAGAAAGTCATTATCATCGATGAGGCTGATTATCTGAACCCAAACTCAACTCAGCCAGCCATGCGTGCTGCGATGGAAGAGTTTGCAGTCAATTGCACTTTCATCATGACTTGTAACTTTAAGAATCGTATCATTGAACCATTGCATAGTCGATGTGCTGTTATTGAATTTAAACTGCGCAAAGAAGAGAAGCCAAAGATGGCTGCTTCGTTTATGAAGCGTGCATCAGAGATTCTTACAAATGAAAAGGTTCCGTTTGATAAAGCAGTTCTAGTTGAAGTTGTCAAGAAGCATTTCCCTGACTATCGTCGAACTCTGAATGAACTACAGCGATACTCTGTCAGCGGTAAAATCGATGCTGGAATTCTAACCAATGTTGTTGATGTTTCAATTAATGAACTTGTCAAGGCAATGAAAGAGCAGAACTTTACTGCCATGCGCAAGTGGGTTGCCGATAATGGGTCTGAGGATCCTGTAAGGATTTATCGTAAGATCTATGATAGTCTGTATGATGTTATGGAAAAGTCGTCTATTCCAAACGCTGTTATACTCCTCGCCAAATACCAGTATCAGGCTGCATTTGTTGCCGACCAGGAACTTAATCTGGCTGCTTGTATGACCGAAATTATGGGCGAGTGTTCGTTCAATGGCTGACCTATTTAAAGACATCGTTCCTTCTATTCTTCAGACTAAAAAGCCATTTATTTTGACAGAATATGACGAAAAAACCTATCCAGCATTCATGGTAAATCGCGCTTTGTCTTTCTATAAAGATACGGTCCAATATGCCAATGAAGTAAACCAATACCCTAACCTAGACAAAAAACTACAGGCAGACTTTTTACTAAATATTGTAAGAGCCTATAAGCGCCAATACAGTAAATGGTACAAAAAGGCATCTAGTAGTGATTTGAGTGCTGTCAAGGAATACTATGGGTACTCGGATGCAAAAGCAACCGAAGCATTAAAGATTCTATCTGACGACCAAATCACCGAAATAAAAAAACAATTATATAAGGGTGATTGAAATGGTCGATAAATTAGTAGAAGTAACTCTCGCAAAACAGGACGATTTCCTTAAAGTTCGCGAAACGCTGACTCGTATTGGAGTCGCAGCAAAGAATGATAATACTCTATACCAATCCTGCCATATCTTACACAAGCAGGGAAAGTATTACATTGTTCACTTTAAAGAACTATTTGAGTTAGATGGTAAGCCATCGAACATGTCAGATAATGATGTGCAGCGTCGTAACACGATTGCTAATCTTATGGAGGAATGGGGGCTAGTTAAATTAGTTGACCCCACTAAATCAAAAGACAATGTTGCACCTTTATCCCAAATCAAGATCCTTCCGTTCAAGGAGAAGGCTGATTGGCAGTTGGTGTCCAAATATACTATCGGGAAGAAAAAGAAAGAGGAATAATTTGTGATTATATTAAATGTGCATCGACTTCGTGATGAGTTTGAACTGCCAACATATGGTACTTCATTAGCCAATTGTTTCGACCTTTCGTTCCAGCCATCTGAGAAAACTGTAAAGGGTTACGATAAACATAACAACCCTATCTCGCAGTATATAAACAGTCATGGAGAAATTTCAATTTATCCTGGCGATCGTTTACTTATTCCGACTGGATTAGTTTTAAAGATTGAGCAGCGAATTACAATCGAAACTTTTGCTGATGTTCTTAACCCTGTTCCCGCATTACAAAATTATAGCATTCGCCTTCACCCAAGATCTGGTTTGTCGCTCAAGCGAGGACTCGTTCTTGCCAACTCTGAAGGCATTGTTGATGTGGATTATCAAGAAGAGGTTTTTGTCTTACTGACGAACATTTCTGCACTAGGGCAGACAATCAAGAAGGGCGATCGTATCGCTCAGGCTGAGGTTGTTTGTAATATTCCTGTTACATTTGCAGTTAATGCAACTAAACCAGAAAAACATTCTGAACGAGGTGGCGGTTTCGGCTCAACTGGTGTATAAATAGTGTTGGATGCCCATTTGGGGTCCACAACAATACTTGCTTATTAAAGGAGTAACATAATGACAAATATCACTACACTCACCGCTGCGTCACTCGATCGCCTTCTTCCAACTGCTCTTGGATTTGAAAATGCGTTCGCTGCTCTTGACAACGCTGCTCACCTTCTAACTTCATCCGCACCTGCATTCCCGCCAGTGAATGTCATCAAACATGATGACTACAACTTCACTCTTGAACTTGCTGTTGCTGGATACAAGGAAGAAGAGATTGAAATTACCACTGAGAGAAATTCTCTTAAAGTCGCAGGCAAAAAGGCAGAAGAAGATGACCGCAACTATCTCGTAAAGGGTATTGCTGGTCGTAAGTTTTCTCGTCAATTTGTTCTATCTGACACAGTGGTAGTTCGTGATGCTGACCTTGCTGATGGCATTCTAACAATCAAGTTAGAAAATGTCATTCCTGAAGAACAGAAGCCTCGTAAGATTAAAATTGGAAAAAAATAATATTTTATGATTCGTGATGCATTATCGTGGGATGAACTGTTTATCTTACAGGCTAGTCTGATTGCTCAGAAAAGCAAAGACCCATCGACAAAGGTTGGCTGTGTGATTGTCAGTGATGATAACGCCATCTTGTCGATGGGTTTTAATGGCTTTCCTCGACGCATCGATGAATCATTGGAAGATCGATGGAAGCGACCCGAGAAATATTACTGGGTCGAGCACGCAGAGCGCAATGCAATTTATAATGCAGCAAAGCATGGTATTAAATTAAACGGTGCTCGAGCATATCTAAACTGGGAACCAAAGCCATGCGCTGATTGCACACGCGCACTTATTCAAGTTGGCATCAAAGAAATTATTGGACCGAATCGCAAGTTTTCTGGCAAAGGTGCTGGGAAACACTACAGCATTGACCACGCAGAACAAATGCTTTATGAGGCGGGTGTTCATTCCCGTTATGTGCACTTCAACATGGAGTTCGACCCACCATGATTTACATTGTTGATATTGATCAGACTATCTGCAACACACCAGTGATTAATGGGAAGAACAGATACGATCTGTCTAAACCATATCCTGATCGCATTGAGAAGATTAATGAATTGTATGAAGCAGGTCACACAATCATCTATTGGACTGCTCGCGGATCTGGCAGCGGCATCAATCAGTTTCAGATTACTCACGGTTCGCTGTGGGCGTGGGGCGCCAAGTTTCACGAACTGCGTTTGGGGAAGCCAAGTTACGATGTCTGGATTGACGATAAGGCATTCAGCGACAAGGACTTCTTTGGAGCGGTCCAAACCCAAGAATAAGGGCTGGGTAGGCTTCCAATAGGACCGCTGCAATGGGCTTGCAGGAGGTTTTGCACACCTTGTGCAAGTTATTGATTTTATTAGAGTTTTTCCTCTTTACAATTGTCGCGAAATAAGCGATAATATATGTATGGTAAATGAAAACATTGTTGAAATTGGCTCCGTCGTGAAGTCGCTCGACTTCCCGCATTCGACGGATTGTTATTATGTCGGTTTGGTCTTGTTCGTCAACAAGGCTGATGGCACATTCACCGCCAGGACCGTCAAGCGTGTGTGGGAGGGCAAAATTCTCGAAAGTGACTCCCACTTCACTGCTCCGCTGCCTGGTCATCACATGTTCGACGACGAGTGGCGTGAGCCGCGCATTCAGGTGGTTGCCTAATGAGCAAGTATTATGGAATGTTCACCGATGAAGGTGATGCGCTCATCCACGGTGTTGTTGAGTGCGCGAAGATCGCCAACATGAATTGGCAGGGAGTCGAAGAGATTCTCAACAAGATCGCGGAGATCGATGGGTTTCGCGAGGCGAGTGATACGGCAGTTCGGGATGAAGTCCATATCGCCCTCACGATGGCTGACTATGAAATGCGAGTGGAGAACATCTAACATGACTGACCTTAACCTTGAAGGACTGACCGACGCGCAGTTGCGACTGTTCGCCGTGCGTTGCGCGAGGCGCGTGCAGCACTTGATGACCGACCCAAGAAGCGTCGCTGTTATCGATGTCGCCGAGCGTCATGCGAAAGGCGAGGCAACGGATGATGAGTTGAGCGAGGCAAGGGCTGCTGCTTGGTTCGCGCCCAGGGCTGCGTGGTTCGCTCCCGGTGCCACGGTGGGTGTGGGGTGGGATGCGGGATGGGCGGCGTGGTATGCTGCGTGGGCTTTCACCCACACTTCGAGGGCTGCGGCGGATGCTGCAGCAACTGCGGCATGGGCTGCGTCAGCGGTGTGGCGGGTGACCGCGAGGTCTGTGGCGGATGCGGCGTGGGATGCCGAACGCGCAGAACAGCAGAAGATTCTGGACGAAGTGAGGAACATCTAATGCGTACACCTAATGCACAGATTATCTATGATGCTGCAAATCTTGTCAGTGGTGCAGACCATCTTCTCGCGAACACAAGATTTGAAAGCCAGTTGAGTGCGAAGGATTGTTATGACCTCGCCGAGAAACTTGAGCGTGCTCGCAATCTTCTTCTCGTGGCTGGCGACCGTAAGTATCAGGCTGAGTTGAACAAGATTCCGTTGACTGAAGGAGTGCCGTTCTAATGGGCTTTTTTAAAGAAATTGAGATAGACATCATCACGATGTATCGCGAAGATGGTATGAAAGAAACTGAGATCGCAAAGTCTCTTGGTCTTTCTCTAACACAGGTTCATGATGTCCTTGCTGCTTATGAGAGTGGCGATATGGACTACAGCGAAACTGACGGTGATGTTGTCTCGTATGACGATTTGGTGTTCGAGCCAAACGATGAGAACTATAATCAGGAGGTGCAGCCGTGAGCAATGAAGATAATGAATTTATGTCCAAGATTGTACATCATTCTCGCATCTTGGAGGATATGGGCTGCACAGTTGTAGTCTTCACCCCAGAAGAGTTGCGTGGCGCGAATCCGTACCATGTTCAAGACCGTTTGATTGAACTGGGCTGGGAAGTCATTGAGGATATTGCCGAGGATATCGAGACTGAACGATTGGTAAAACCCTCTGACGAAGATTGGAATTGGGCAATCAAATGACAAATCAATATCGTAAATCTGCTCTTGCACCAAGAGTTAGAGTTGTCTTTGACCCTAAAAATCGCAAGCACATGCTTGACTTTGCGAGGTTTGTAAAGTACAATACATGGAAGGACGGTTGCTCTTATTACTTGGAAGATCCGTACAGTGATATTCCGACTATGATTCGAGCAAAGATTGCTGACTATGTTGTCGCAGGTTTGACGGAGAAAGTCTAATGGAAATTATTATCGGTCTTTTGTTTTTGGCTCTCTTATTTTCATCTGTTTGTTTTGTATATGTCGTCTATCTACTTCGTCGTACTCAGGAGCATCTTCGTAGCATGATGAAGATTTGTGATGATGCGGTTGAGTCAATTCGCGCAGGGAAGGGTTGATATATGATGACGCCAACTGTTTTTACTGTCCTTGTATTTTCGGTTTGCTTTAACACACTTCTTTTCGCATACTTGGTCTTGAAGGTTACTAGTTATCTTGATTGGAAGCGCGCATGGCGGGAGATTAACAATGTCCGAAGGTAATTTTGAAGTGATGCCGATTGGCACAATGGAAGAGATTCGCGAGATGCGTCGTCTCTCTAGAGAACTTCTTGAACTTGATCGCTCATATGGAATCAATATTCCACAAGGCGTTCGAAACAAGATTAACGAAATCGGTCAGTTCTATCATTATCACGCAGAGAAGTATCCTGTAATTGTATGATGATTTATTGCGCTGCGCGTTTCAAGCCTAAAAAGAAGCGCAAGGTTAAGGGTGAAGTGGCTCGGAAGTATCGTCGCTCGGATGCAATTCCTGGTGTGTTGACTCGCCCGAGCCTTTCGCATGTGTTTCGTGTTGGTGCAGATGCTGCGAGTAAAATCCAGTCACTTGCCACAACTCTTTCTTATACTGATAAGCGTGAGAGTTTGAAGTATACTGGCACTCTTGTCAAGGGTATCGCGACAATGCATAAATCAAATGCAGTACCTGTGATTAACGAAGAACAGATGCAGGATATTTCGCGGATGCGTCGTGGGTAAGGTGTTTTATGAAGATTTCAATCGGAAAATATCCCAAGAAGGGTGAGCAGAAAAAGTCGATTCGCATTGATCCATGGGATACATGGGACATGGCGCATACTCTTGCCGACATCATTCATCCGATGCTCAAGCAGTTGCACAAAAAGAATCACGGCGCACCTTATACTAATGATGAAGATGTGCCTGAGCATCTTCGTTCTACTGCCGCCAAACCCAAGAAGAACGAGTGGGATACTGATGAGTTCCACTTCAAGCGTTGGGATTGGATTATGAAAGAAATGATTTGGGCATTTGGTGAACTTGCTCGAGATCGTGACCCATCTTTTCTTATCAAGAAAGGCAAATACAAGTGGGTTCAGAAAGAAGGACAAGACTGGAGCGAAAGAGTGACTCTTGTCGAACCAGTTTATGATATGGAGAAGATGAATGCATATCATGATCGCAAGAAAAATGCCTTTCGTTTGTTCGGAAAATACTATGAGAATCTCTGGGATTAATAATGATAAACAACCTAGATCATGTTTCATTGAGAAACAAATTTAGAACAGCAAATCCATTTAATCATGTAGTCATCGATAACTTCTTTACTAGTGAAACTGCTGCTAACATAGCGAGCAGTTTTCCATCACACAATGATTCTGTGTGGACTGTTTCTTATGACAATCCAGTAGAAAAGAAAAAAGCCTGTTCGCATTGGGATAAGTTTCCTGCGCCAGTTTATTCAGCAATGTTTTATCTTTGTAGTCAAGAGTTCGCTAGTATTCTGAGTCATGTAACTGGCTCTTCAATTATCATTCCAGATTATGGTCTTCATGGCGGTGGAATGCACTCTCACAGTCGCGAGGGTAAACTAAACATTCATAAAGATTATTCCTTGCACCCTAAACTGCCGCTGATGAGAAACTATAATCTAATCATCTACATGACGCCAGATTGGGATCCTTCGTGGGGTGGCGGTTTAGAGTTTTGGAGTCACGATGAAGAAACGCAACAGCCTAAAGAATGCATCACAAAAATTGAAAATAAGTTTAATCGTGCAGTTCTTTTTGACACCACGCAAAACTCTTGGCATGGTCTTCCACAGGAACTAACTTGTCCAGAAAATATTGCTCGCAAAAGTCTCGCTATATATTATTTGAGTTACATAAATAGTAAGGCAGAATCACGAAAGCGTGCATTATATGCTCCTTATGGGGATCAAAAAAACGATCCGAGTGTTTTGGAATTTTGCAAAAAGAGAAGTGTATGAAAGTATCTGTTATAACCGCAACGACTGGCAACGCCAGACTTGCTGATTGCATTGAATCTGTTCGCAATCAAACCTATAAGAATATTGAACATGTTGTTGTCGTCGATGGTCGCAGCCGATGGGAATCAGTTAGTGAGATTCTAGATGCATTAGAATTTCCTAATGGCAATAACGAACATGTCATTGTTCTGCCACACCCAACTGGGTTAAACCGATTCAATGGTCACCGCATCTATGGTGGCTTTAGTTTTCTAGCCAATGGCGATTACATTGCATGGTTAGACGACGATAATGAATTTACGCCAAATCATATTGAAAGTCTTGTTAGGATTACAGAAGAAAAGAACCTAGACTGGGCATACTCGCTGCGTCAGATTGTTGACAGCGAAGGCAAGTTTATCTGTAATGATGATTGCGAGAACCTTGGTAAATACAAGTCTGTTCTTAACGACCACTTCGTTGATGTCAGTTGCTTCTTTGTTCGCCGCGAACTCGCTGTAAATATTGCACCGATCTGGTATCGCCAAGCGCGACCACCTAATGGTGTGATGGAAGTTGACCGTGCATTGACAGCAGTTCTAATGCACGAGCAAAACAAATTAAAGTTTGACACCAACAACGATTATACGGTAAAATATCGAGTAGGAAGCACAGGAATATCTGTGCAAGCAGACTTCTTTATCAACGGTAACGCTGAAATGCTCAAGCGTTATGCTGGAAAACTTCCCTGGAAAAACTAATGCGGTTTGTCATTTGTCATGTTCGTAATGAAAAGTATCTTTTAAATTGGTGGCTTCAACACCATAAAGATAAGTTTGACCACGGCATTATTGTAGACTACCACTCTACTGATGGGTCAATGGATCTGGTCAAACAGATCACACCAAAATGGCAAGTAGTAAAGTCTGTTAATAAAGATTTCAACGCAGCCAATTGCGACATTGAAATCATGAACATTGAGCGTAGTATCCAGCAACAGTATCCATATGCTTGGATGATTACGCTGAATGTTACGGAGTTCCTTATTGGCAATACTCGAAAACTGCTGTCTGCGTATAAGTCACAAAAACCTGTTCGCATGCAAAAACTAATTCCTTGCGATGTGATGATTGACACGGAACTGCAAAAGTTTACCGAGCCAGATCCTAATGTGTCTCTTGTAAAGCAAAGAACATTTGGTATGCCGATGGACTATAGCGAAGATACATTCTACAATGCATATGCTGGTAGTCGCGATTTTCAAGCAATTGAAGATAATGTGATGTATGACAATCGCAAGATGCGAAGCATGCATAACTTCCCGCTAAACTATTTCGAAACATCAGTCTGGCGTGCTGGTCGGCATTACTGGGGCACACCATGTGAAGACTTCCGTATTCTGTGGTATGGATACTCGCCGTTCACCGAAGATCTCATTCAGCGCAAGTTAGCAATTCAAACTCAGATTCCTGAGGCTGATAAGGCTGTTGGTAACGGTGGGCAACATCTGCTAAATAGAGATATGGCGATTGCTCGTTACGAATGGCATCGCCAGTTCGCTGTTGAATTGAAACCAATTATTGATGAATTAGAGAATAGACTATGAAAGTATTAATCACTGGCGGCTGCGGATATATCGGATCCGCAGTTCATCATTATCTAAAGCACAAGTATGCCTTTGAGACTTTAGATCTCATGTGGTTCGGGAACTTCAACAACCCGAACAACATTCAAGCAGACTTTGCTGACATGCCGAAGTCCTTCTACGACCAGTTTGGTGCAATTATCCACACAGCGTCGCACTCCTCTGTGCCATTGTGCAAAGATATCCATGGATCCTTTGATAACAATGTTACCAAACTTCTAGAACTCACCAAGAAACTCACGCATCAGAAGTTTATCTATGCCTCTAGTTCTTGCGTTTATGTTGAATCAGATGGTCGACCAAAGGTTGAGACTGAGTTGTCTCCGCCAACTGATGGTTTGACGCTTTCGAAGACCACGATTGACAACATCATGCCGTTGCTCGATGTAGAGTATTATGGTCTGCGATTCGGTAGCGTAAACGGCTGGTCACCAAACATGCGCACTGACTTGATGATTAACTCAATGACAACTTCCGCGCTAAAGAACAAAGAAGTCAATGTGTTTAATGCACATGCTCACCGCCCTATCGTATCGACTGAAGATCTTGCTCGAGCAATCGATGCCATTCTACAGTCTGGCGATAAGCGTGGCATCTACAATGTCGCTTCGTTTAACAAAAACATTGGCGAGGTTGGTAGCGCAGTTGCTAACTATATGAATGTTCCGCTGGTTAACAAAGGTGTAAGTCCAACATACGACTTTACAATCTCGTCTGAGAAGTTTACAAACACATTTAATTTTGAGTTTACTGCAACAGTAGAATCTGTTGTTAAGTCTATTCTTGATAAACCATACAATGATAAGTGGGGTCGTCGCGATGTCATACAAGGAAAATAATGCTTGTCTAGTCTGTGGTAACGAGCATCTAGTCGATTACTTAGATCTAACAGACCAGCCACTCGCCAACTCTTACCATAAGGGTGAGGTACTCGAAAAGTATCCACTACAGATGCGGTTATGCACTAAATGCTGGCACTCGCAGTTGTCAGTTTCTGTTGAACCAGCGAAGATGTTTGAGCATTATCTCTACATCTCAGATACCAGTAAAACGCTCACGGATTACTTCGAGTGGACTACAGATTACATTCTAAGCAAAATTGAAAAGCCGAAAAATGTTCTTGAGATTGCATGTAATTCTGGTCTGCTTCTTGAAATGTTCAAGAATAAAGGTATTGAGTGTGTCGGCGTAGATCCAGCGCAAAACATCAGAGCATTATCAGAAATGCGTGAATTAGATGTTTATGTTGATTACTGGAACAATACTTTTGCTGATAAACTCAAGCAAGAACGCGGAACATTTGATTTAATTCTTGCGTTCCATGTTCTTCCTCATGTTCAAGACCCAAATGAATTTATCGCCTCCTGTGCAAAGGTTCTTTCTGATAACGGAACCATCTTTATTCAGACTTCGCAGTGTGATATGTTCCAGAACAACGAGTTTGATGTTATCTATCATGAGCACTCGTCATACTTTACTGGGCGTTCGATTCAAAAACTTGCGCTTAATCATGGGCTGTATGTTTCGAGTATCGTGAAGACTGACATTCACAGCAAGTCTTTCTTGTTCTCGCTCACAAAGAAAAATTGCGATGAGGCTGACCTGGCTAAACTGTTGAATCAAGAAACTCTTGAGGGCATCTACACGGTCGAAAAATATGAGGCATTTACTCGCAAGGCAGCAGAAACCAAACAACAACTTATTGAAAATCTAACTCGTTTACGAAACGATGGATATGTTCTCATTGGTTATGGTGCAGCCGCGAAAGGTAACACGCTGCTAAATTATTTGCAGTTAGAACTGGACTTTATTATTGATGATAACTATCTGAAGTGGAATTATATGACGCCAGGAATGAATATTCCTATTCGTTCTATTGATCTGCTTCGAGAACCAATCAATAAAATTTGTTTTGTGCCACTAGCCTGGAACTTCTACAAGGAGATCCGCGAGCGCGTCAAGGCAGTTCGTGATGATCCTAAAGATATGTTTATTCGTTACTTTCCAGAGTACACTGAAGAATGATTGTAGCCTCTTGTCCTCTGCGCATTTCTCTTGTAGGCGGGTCTACAGACCACCCACACTTTATTGATAAGTATGGTCGCGGTGCAGTAATCAGTTTCCCTTCTTCGCTTCGCACTTATATCACCATTCACCAAGATGTGTTTGGCATCAACACGATTGATGAGAATTACAATATAAGTTATTCGAAACGAGAAACTGTTAAGAACATTGCAGATATCCAGAACGAGATGGTTCGCCATTGCTTTGAATATCTGAATGTGGATAAGATTAACTGTAGTCTCGTGTCAGATATCTACTCGGCTGGTTCGGGATTAGCGGCATCGTCTTCTTATCTACAAGCCTTGATTAAAGCAGTATATGTTTGGCGCGGTGAGAACATCACAGAATTCGAAGTCTGTAAGATTGCTGAAACGATTGAGCGCAAATTTAATCCTCTAGTTGGTCAACAAGATTTCTACGGCAGTATGGGCGGGCTAAAGCGCATCAATTTCTTTAAGAACGCAGACCCAGAAATCAAATACCTGAACACTAGGATCTTTAGTGAGATGGATATCCATCTACTATATACGGGTGTGCTTCGAAACTCGACCAAGGTTCTTGAGAGTTTAGACATTGATAAATCTGTTCCTTTGTTCAAGGATGTAGAAAACCTCGAGAAAGCGATTAATCGTTGCGACATAGGATGGTTCAATTCTGTAATGCAAGACTCTTGGGAAAAGAAGAAACAACTCAGCCCATTGATATGCGAGAATGAGATTTTAGTTGACTTGGATAATAGATTACGGTATGATGATAGAGTCTTATCGCATAAACTATGTGGTGCTGGCAATGGCGGCTACTTTTTGATGTTCTCTCATAAAAATTCTTGCCTTGAAAAAGAATATGAGCGTTGTCATAAAATTAGCATTTCTGAAACTGGATTGAAGTATATAAATTTAACAAATGAATTTACAAGAATTTAAAAATTGTTTAGATGCAATCGACCAAATCGATCTCGAACATCTCAAGACTGTTATTCGTGACCATAATCACATTATCCTTCTGGGTAATGGTGGCAGTAATGCAATTACGGGTCATGTTGCTCAAGATTATACAAAGGCACTTGGCAAACAAGCAATATGCTTCTGTGATTCTTCGCGCCTGACATGCTACGCAAACGATTATGGTTGGGAGCATGCGTATACGAAGTTTCTAGAGCAGTTTGTTCAGCCTAAATCTTTGGTTATTCTCATCTCCTCATCAGGTAACTCGCAGAACATCTTAAACGCTGCTGAGTTCTGTGCAGGCAAGCATAACATGATTACATTGTCTGGATTTAATCCAGACAATAAACTGCGCACCAAATATTCGCGCGATTCAGATCTACACTTCTATGTTCCAAGCAGAGATTATGGAATCGTTGAATAT